CCGGCCTGAAAGCTCGCGTGCCGTTCGATCAAACGATTTTCTGGAGGACTGAGGACATCCGAAATGCCACGAGGGGGCCACGGGAAAAGCGGACGTCCCGCACACGACGCTCAGACACGGAAACTGCGCGCCGCTGAGACGCGAGAACGTCACCGGAGAAAGGGCGACGTCGGTCAGCCGATGCTTGTCTGCGCCGCGCCACCGGGCTGCACGCGCCTCGAGCGCGCGTACTGGAACTACTATGCGCCGCTGCTCGCTGCAGAACGGCGACTGACCATGAAGGCCCGCGACACGCTGGCGAAGTACTGCACCGCCCTGGCGGTTGTGACCGGACTGCGGCGGTCCCTGGCCTCGAGACGGCCGAAGGAGATCGCCGTTCGCGACAAGACCCGGAAGGAGCTCCGGCAATGGGTCCTGGCCGCACGGCTCTACGAGAACGACCTGATCCTCAACCCGGCGAGCGCCATCCGCGCACCGAAGGAAGACGTCCCGCCACCGATCCCGCCTGGCGCGCCGGTCAGCGACTTCGATACCGAATTCGATGCCGATGACACCGTCAACTGACGCCCTCGCCTCGCCGGCGCCACCTCGCGTGGATGTCCTCACGAACCCGGTCGATCTCTACGCGCATCAGGTCGTCTCCGGCGAGATTCCCGCGGGCAAGTATCACCGGCTGGCGTGCGCCCGCCATCTTCGCGATCGGGGGCGCGAAGGCACACCCGAGTTTCCTTATCGCTTCATCTGGGAAGAACGGGACGCCGCCGGCAAGCTCGTGGGCTGCGCCGTGCGGTTCCTCCAGTTCGCCAGCCGGTTTCGACACTACAAGGGCAAGCGGAGCTGGGCGGGCCAGTTCTTCCGCCCAAGTCCATTCCAGGTGTTCCGGTTGGGCTCGCTCTTCGGCTGGCGGCATGTCCGAACGGGGTTACGTCGCGTGACGACCAGCTACAACGAGATTCCCAGAAAGAATGGGAAGTCCTTCGAGGCGGGCATCGTGACGCTCTACGTCACGTTCTTCGAAGGGACGCCAGGTGCTGAGGGCTACGTGATCGCCACGAAGCGCGAGCAGGCGAACATCGTCTTCGAGATCGCCCGGCAGCTCGTCATCCGCAATCGCGTCGGATCGCGCTTGCTCTCACGCCTCGTCGTCGGGAAATACCACATTCACGACGAGACCACCGGGTCGATGCTCAAGCCGCTCGGCGCGGACGCGGATTCGACCGACGGCCTGAACCCGAGCATGACGACGGCCGACGAGCTCCACGCCTACAAAGACCGTGGACTGCTCGATGTCATGGAGTCGGCCACCGGCGCGCGCGACAACCCGCTGATGTTTCAGATCACGACGGCCGGCGATGACATCGTCAGCGTCTGCGGCGATCAGCACGACTACGCGTGCAAGATTCTCGATCAGGTCCTCGAGGACGAGGCGACGGACGCGTTCTTCTGCTGCATCGCGCACGCGGATCCCGAAGATGACTGGCTCGACGAGCGCACCTGGCGGAAAGCGAACCCGCACTATGGGCTTTCGGTTGATCCGGTCGAGGTGCGAAAGATGGCGCTGAAGGCGAAGAATATGCCGAGCGCCGCCGCGGAGTTTCAGCAGAAGATCCTCAACCTCTGGGTGAACACGGGCCAGCCGTGGCTCTCCCTCGAGGGCTGGCGCCGCGGCCAGTCGCACTGGGACTGGCGTGAACTCCGCGGGCGGGCGTGTTGGATCGGCGTCGACATGTCCTCGAAGATCGACCTCACGGCCGTGGTACTCGTCTTTCCCCCGGTGGCCCCGCGTGGTCCGTGGCGGCTGATCGTCTGGTGCTTGACGCCGGAGGACACGTTGCTCGATCGCGCGCACCGTGATCGGGCGCCCTATCAGCGGTGGACGGTCCCGGACGTCTCGATCGACGAGGCGGGATCCGGGCTCCGCACGAACCCTGGCAACCGGATCGATCAGGGCGCCGTCCGGGCCTGGCTGCGCGTGGCGAAGACGCTGTTCGACGTGCAGCAGGTGGGGATCGACCCGTGGAACGCGGGCAACCTCGTCCAGGATCTCACCGAGGACGGGCACCAGGTGATCGAGATCCCGCAGACGCTGCAGCAGATGTCGGCGCCCTCGAAGGACTTCGAGGCCGACGTCCTCGATGGCCTGATCGACGCCGGTGGGAATGAACTTATGCGGTGGTGCGTGAGCAATACCGTCGTGCAGCGGGACGGGAAAGACAACATCTACCCGGTGAAGAAGAAAAGCCGGGGGCGGATCGATCCGGTGATCGCGACGCTGATGGCGCGCAAGCTCGCGACGATGAGTCAGGAAAAGCCTGCGGCCTACCAGCTGCTGGTGCTCGGGGGAGGCCCGGCGTCATGAGTGACCCGCGCCGCCCGGGCCGTCCTCCGATCGACGACGCCGGTGTCGAGCGTGTGAACCTCACGGTCGCCGCCAACGAATATGACAAGGCGGCCTCGATCGCGCGCCGGGATGGCGTGTCGGTGCCCGAGGTGATCCGCCGCGGGTTGCATCGGTATCTCAGCGACGATCCCGACCCCCCGCAGGGCAATTAAGGTGACAAATATTCGCGGTTGCGCCAAACCGTCGCACACTGTCCGGCGACGTGACCCGTCACGCACACAGCCACTTCCTCGTCAAGTCCGTTGATGCGGACAAGCGCATCATCACCGGCGTCGCCACGACACCGACCCCGGATTCGTACGGCGATGTGGTCGAGCCGGAAGGCGCCGAGTACAAACTCCCCCTGCCGCTGCTCTGGCAGCACGACGCGCGCGGCCCCGTCGGCGAAGTCTTCGCCGCGAAGACGACACCCGAAGGCATTGAGATCAAGGCGCGCATTGCGCAGACCGACACGCCAGGCACCGTCAAGACACGGCTCGATGACGCCTGGGAGAGTCTGAAGCTCGGCCTCGTCAAGGGGCTCTCGATCGGCTTCCGTTCGATCGAGGAAAGTTACGACAAGACCACCGGCGGGTACCACTTCCTGAAGTGGGCGTGGCACGAGCTGAGTCTCGTCACGATTCCCGCTAACAGCGATTGCACCATCCAAACCATTCGCGCCGCGTCTGGCGCTTCATCTTCGCCCGTCGGTTCGGGCTCTTCGCGCGTCCGTCTGATGCGCCCGGACCGCTCCATGAAGAAATCATTCGCCGATCAGATCGCCGACTGGGAAAGCACCCGCGCGGCGAAAACCGCCCGGCAGGAAGCCATCCAGGAGAAAACGACCGCCGAGGGCCGTAACAAAGACGCCGCCGAGCGCGAAGAATTCGACACGCTCGACGCCGACATCGCCGGGATCGACCAGGAACTCGTCGATCTGCGGAAGCTCGACGCGCGGGAGAAAGCGGCCGCCGCCGCGGTCACCGGCCGCACGTCCAGCGACGGATCGCAAGCGCGCACGGCCGTCGTCACCGTCGAGAAGAAACTCCCGCCGGGGATCGCGTTCGCGCGTTACGCGATGTGCATGGGCATGGCGCGCGGGGATGAATACCGCGCCATCCAGATCGCCCGCGACAACTACGGCGACGATGCGCACGGCCTGATCAAGCTGATCGAGCTGCAGCAGAAGGCCGCCGTCGGCGCGGCGAACACGCAGACCGCGGGCTGGGCCTCGGAGCTCATCCCCTACACGATCATGGACGACTTCATCGAGTTCCTGCGGCCGGGGACGATCCTCGGCAAGTTCGGGACGACGGTGGGGGGCGTCACCTATCCCTCGTTGCGGCGCGTGCCCTTCAATACGCGCGTGTCGGGTTTCAGTGCCGGGCTGACGGCCAACTGGATCGGGGAAGGGTTGCCGATCCTGCTGAGCAAGGCCACCAGCTTCACGACCTCGCTGACCTGGTCGAAACTCGGCGCGCTGGCCGTGCTGACGAAGGAAGAGATCCGCTTCAGCAACCCCAGTGCGGAAGCCAAGGTCCGCGACGAGCTCGCCCGCGCGATGATCGCGAAGCAGGATCTGGACTTCATCAACCCGGCGAAGGCGGCGGTCGCGAACGTCTCGCCGGCCTCGATCACCTGGAACACGACCCCGATCCTCACGACGGGCGCGACGGCCGCGGCGCTCCGCACGGATCTCGCCACGCTCATCGCGACGTTCGGCACGGCGAATTTCGATCCGTCCGACATCGTGCTGATCATGAACACGGTCGACGCGTTGAACATCTCGCTGATGATCACCACGCTCGGCAATCCCGTGTTCCCGGGCCTGACGATGGCCGGCGGCAACCTGCTCGGCTTCCCCGTGATCACGACGACCGCGATGACGGGCATCGGCTCGCCCGTGTCGAACATCATCGTCGCGGTCAAGGCCAGCGAGATCTATCTCGCCGACGACGGCGTCGTCACGGTCGATGCCAGCGATCAGGCGTCGGTCGAAATGGTGGACGCGTCGTCACAGTCCGGCATCACCGGCACTGGGGCGAGCCTCGTCAGTTTCTGGCAGGCGGGCCTCGTGGGCCTCAAGGCGACGCGCGAGATCAACTGGAAGCTGCGGCGCACCGGCGCGGCACGCTACATCTACAACTCGCTGTACAAGGCGTAAGTCGTGCATGGTGGGACTCTCGAGGAGGGATGCACGATGACGCAGCACAGCAAGGGGCAGGTCGGGGCGATGTCCACGCAGGACAACAAGCCCGCGACCTCGGACGTGAGCAAGCCCGGCGAACCGCCGCCGGGACCGAAGCCGACGACGACGCCGGACTCGACGCCGGGCGGACAGGAGCCGACGGGCGAGCCGGGACAGACGACCGGCAACCGGTAACGCGCAGACGGCGGACGGTTCAGCCGCGGATCGGCTGGGCCGTCCGATCGTGGGGCGTGGCGGTCAGGGAGGGAGATCATGGACCCATCCACGCTCCACAAGTACCGCGCGTTGAAGGAATGCCCGCAAGGGCAGGAACCCGGCGAGGTGTTTGAAGCCACCCGGGACGCCGGCGACGTGCTCGTCTCCGTCGGCGCTGCGGAGGCCGTCACCCCCGACACGCCGCTCGGCAAAGCCAATTCCAAGCGTCAGCTGTACAAGCGCCGCGATCTGCGCGCGGAAGAGTAATGCGGCTGTTCGGGTTTGAGATCACGCGGCAGAAAGCCGCGACGACGGATCTCATCACGCACGTCCCGGGCCCCTACTCCTGGTGGCCCGTCGTCAAGGAACCGTTTGCGGGCGCGTGGCAGCGCCACGTCAGCACCCCCATCGAAGATGCGCTGTCGCATCCGACGTTCTGGGCCTGCGTCACGCTGATCGCCGGCGACGTCGCGAAGTGCCGCCCGACGCTCGTGGAGGAAGACAGCGACGGCATCGAGACCGAGGTCGACAACCCCGCCTACTCGCCCGTGCTGCGGCGACCGAACCACTACCAGAACCGGATCCAGTTCTACACCTACTGGATGCTCTCGAAGTTGACGCGCGGGAACACCTACGCGCTGAAAGAGCGCGACAACCGCGGCGTGGTGACGGCCCTCTATCTACTCGATCCGACGCGCGTGCAGCCACTGGTGGCGCCGGCGTCGGGGAATGTCTACTACGCGCTGCAACAAGACGCACTCTCCGGGGTGCCCGAAGCCTCGATCGTCGTGCCGGCGCGCGAGATCATCCACGACATCGCCTTCGCGCCGTATCACCCGCTGTGCGGCGTGTCGCCGGTCTATGCGTGCGGCCACGCGGCCATGCAGGCGCTGACGATCCAGAACAATGCGACGCGGCTCTTTCGATCCGGGGCGCAGACCGGCGGGATCCTCACGGCGCCCGGCACGATCGGCCCAGAGGATCAGAAAAAGCTCGAAGCCTGGTGGACGGCGAACTACACCGGCCCGGAGAACATCGGCCGCGTCGCGGTGCTCGGCGGCGGGCTGAAGTTCGAGAAGCCGACGACGATGTCCTTCGTCGACGCGCAGCTGATCGATCAACTGAAATGGGACGACGAAAAGATCTGCGCAGTCTTTCACGTGCCGCCCTACAAGGTCGGCGTCGGACCGCTGCCGTCCTACAACAACGTCGACGCGCTCGGCCTCGACTACTACGGCGACTGCCTGCAACTGCCCATTGAGTCCATCGAGCTCTGTCTCACGGAAGGGCTCGAGCTCAAACCGCGCCTCAGCGTGGAATTCGATCTCGAAGCGCTCAGTCGCATGGACTCGGTGCAGAAGATGGACACGGCGACGAAGGGCGTGGTCGGCGGGATCTATTCACCGAACGAAGCGCGCGCCAAGTTCAACCTGAAGCCGGTCAAGGGCGGCGACACGCCGTACCTGCAGCAACAGAACTACTCGCTGGCGGCGCTCGATCGCCGGGATACGGCGGAACCCACGCCACCGCCGGCGCTCCCGCCGACGCCTGAACCGATGCCGATGGCTGACACCCCGCCGCCGCCGCCGAAGGCGCTCGACGGCGCCGCGCTGCTCGCGGCCGTGCTGAAGGGCCTGGAGGTGGCGGCATGAGCGATCTCGTCACCATCTCGGAAGTCATCGTGGCCGCCGTCAAGGTGCAGACCGCGGCGATTCTGACGCGCTGCGAGCAGCTCGAGACGCGCATCGCGACCCTCGAAACCCGTGCCGCTGAACCCGGGCCGCCGGGACCGCCGGGCGCACCGGGCCCGCCAGGAGAACCGGGCCCCCGCGGCCAGGACGCCGAGGCGCCGGCCGACGAGCTCGACGCCGACGCGATCACCGCGGCGTTGACGGAGCTGCTCCGGAAGGAACTCGGCGATCTGACCGTGCCGGTCACGCGCAAGCGCACGGTTCGCGACGCCACTGGTGCCGTGAAGTACGAGATCGAAGAGACCTAACCATGGCAATCACCGCGGCGGTCTGCAACAGCTTCAAGAAAGAACTCCTCGACGGGAGCGGCACGCATCTCGCCGCAGACGTCTACAAGATGGCGCTGTACACGTCGTCGGCCACGCTGTCGAAGTCCACGACGGCGTACAGCGCCACCAACGAAGTCCCCGACTCGGGCACCTACGCGGCCGGCGGCTTCACGATGGTCGGCTTCACGCCATCGCTCGATACCGACACCGCGATCCTCGACTGGACGACGGATCCCAATTGGACAAGTGCGACGATCACCGCGCGCGGGGCGCTCATCTACAACAGCTCGAAAAGCAACAAGGCCGTCGCGGTGCTCGACTTCGGCGGGGACATCACGAGCACCAACGGGACGTTTACGGTGCAGTTGCCGGCGGCGACCGCCGCTGCGGCGACGGTACGGATCGCGTGAGGGGGATCGATGGCTGATGGACTCTTCTATCTCGACACGCGCGAGCCGCACTTCGTCACGAACCTGGCGCCGATCACGATGACGACGACCGCGAAGGCGATGTATCCCGCCTCGGCGTTCCCAGTGCTCGGCGGCCAGTACTTCAACCGGCCTGGCAAGGCGATCAAGATCGAAGTCGCCTTCCTGTTGACCCTGCCCGCGACGCCCGGGAACTTTTCGTTCAACGTCCTGTGGGGAACGGGCGCCGATGCCAACGGCACCCTGATCTGCGCGGCTGGCACGCCCGTGGCCGCGACAAATGCGACCAAGCGCGGCAAGGTCGAAGTGATCGTGCGGTGCCTGACGACCGGGACGGCCGGGACGCTCGAAGCCACCGGCATCGCATGGTTCGACCCGGGCGTGATCGCCTCGACGCTGCAGCCGATGATGATCCCGACGACGGGCGCCGCGGCGTCGGCGTCGCTCGATCTCACGCTCGCCAACATCGTCTCGATCCAGCCGCTGCAGTCGGGGACAGCTGGCACCATCACCGTGGAAGAGTTGAAAGTCACGGCGCTGAACTGATGCCGATCCTCTGGCCGCTGGCGGCGAAACTCCAGCCGGTGCTCTGGCAGCAGCGCCCCATCTGGACGGCGAACTGTCCGATCCCGGAACTGCCCGTGTTGCCGTGGGAGGACGTCGATCGCCCGCCGGTCGTCTTCGGCCGCTACGATGCGCCACCGATCGCAGCGTTGACCGTGCCCACGAACTTCGGCCTCGCCGCGCTCCGGCTGGTGTCGCAATCCCTGAACAGCTTTCTGCATCCGCAACGCCCGCAGGTCTATTCGGCCTGGTTGGCGATCCCGGCGGTCGTGCATCAGTTGCTGCCGTATCCGCCCACGCAGATCCAGATCGTGGGCGTGACGAAGGATGAGACCGGCGCGGCGACGGCTGGCTTCACGGTCTACCTGTTCGACATGTCGACGGGGACGCCGGTCCTGATGCAGACGACCGTGTCCGATGCGACTGGCACCTACCGCTTTCCCGTGCGCGGCGATCTGAAGTACTGGGCCGTCAGCTACAAGGCCGGCACGCCGGATAAGGCCGGCGCGACACGCAACGACCTTACCGGGGCGGCGTCATGACGGACCTCTTCGGCTATCCGCCAGAAACGAACCCCAACGACGTCACGGCGTCCGATCCAACCGTCCTGCGGGCGAGTGGGGGGAGCGCGGATGCCACCGCAACGCCGGTTGGCGTCCAAGCCGTCGCCGCCATCGGCACCGCGATCGTCACGGGCGGCGCGCTGAAGGCGGTGGCCGGTGTCGCCGCGGCTGCCTCCGTGGGGACTGCGGTTGCGCACGGCGGGGCAAAGGCGCTGCCGGCGGGCGTCTCGAGCACGAGCGCGCCTGGTGTCCCCGCTGGGTATGGCTCGGCGAACGTCTCGCCAGCGGGCGTCTCGGCCGTCGCCTCTGTCGGTACGGCGGTCGCGCACGGCGCCGGCGTCGTGGCTCCGGCTGGCGTGGCGATGGCCGCAGCCGTCGGCACAGCCACGGCAACTGGCGATCCGGTCAGCGGCACGGCGACCCCCGCTGGCGTGCAGATGATGGCGTCGGTCGGGACGGCGGTGGCGTCGGCGCCGGGCACGATCGTCGAGCACTCCAACGACGCGGTCGCGCCGCTGCTGCCGTCCCGACCGCGGATCGTGCGTCGATCTGGGGTGGCCACGCCGGCGGGTGTTGCTGCGCGAGTGGAGGTGGGCCGTGTAGACGTGTCCGCGTCTGGGGTGGCTACCCCGGAGGGCGTGGCGGCGATGGCTAGCGGCGGCACCGTAGCCGTCGCCGCAGGCGCTTTCATCGCGCCGGCCGGCGTGTCGACCCGGTCCGTGCACGGGCGTGCTCTCGTCTCTGCTGGCGCGTCGGTCGATGTGCACGGGCTCATCACGCGCGCCGCGGTGGGCCGGCTCGCCGCCGACGGCACCGAGACGCACGACTACCGCGCGCCGTTCGTCGCGGATCTGGTCCCGCCGCCGGTGAAGGATGACGATCTGGTGCTGCTGCTCGAGGTGCTGGCCGCATGAGACTGCAGGATCTGCGCGCGCTCGTGCTCGGCTTGGCGCCCGTGCTCCGAGAGCACGTCGCCTTCCTGCAGGCGAAAGACCGCGGCCTTGACGGGCCGCCAGGGCCGCCGGGACCGGAAGGTACGCCGGGCCGCGATGGGCAACCCGGGATCCCGGGCCGCGACGGGGTGCGCGGTGAACGCGGCGCCGACGGTGCACCTGGCAAGGACGGCGCTCCAGGGCGCGACGGGACGCTCGAGACGCTGCGGGTGGAACAGGTCGACGAACGCTCCTGGCGCCTCGTGCGGGGCGACGGGACGCCCATTCCCGGCGGCCTGCTGACGTTTACGGTGCCGCTGTACAAGGGCGTCTATGCGGCCGGAACGACCTACACGACCGGGGATGCCGTGACGTTCGGCGGGTCCGTGTGGATCGCGAAGGCGGCGACGACCGCGAAGCCAGACGACGGAACGCCGCAGTGGCAGCTGGCGGTCACCCGCGGCCGGCAGGGATCGCAAGGGCGCGATGGGGCCCCAGGCCCGCAGGGGCCGAAGGGCGATCGGGGAGACCCCGGGAGGAACTTCTCGTAATGCCGACCACGATCACGCTCTATCAACTCGGCGTCTGGACGGCGGTGGGCTTCTTCACCGGCGCGGGCTGGACGCTCGGCGCCTGGCTCGTCGCGCGGATCCTGCGATGACCACCGTCCCGAAGATTTGGCCCGGCGAGACCTTCGCGCTGCTCGGGAGCGGGCCGAGTCTCACCGAGG